ACTGTGTAGAACAAACCTATCTTATGCGCCTGGGAGACATCCAGACTTTGTGAGGTCATAGACAATCTTGAAGCACTCAAGATAGCTTGGGCGGATCCATTCAACGTGATGACAGTCATCTCACTGAAAGGACTCGGGCGGGTGCGGAGTTGCTGTCTGCTCATGATTGGGTCCAAGCGCGAAGGTCGCGAAAACTGACGGCTTCACCAGCCCCGAGGTTCGCGGTGGTGACTTTGAAACGAACGATTGGGGCGGTTACTTCCCACCAGGTTTGGCGGCGCCCAACACTGACACTGGTATGCTCGATCTCTGAAACGGCGGTGTTCCCCGCTTCACCATTCACTGTATGGAAGGGGCCCCCAGGTTGAGTGGCGGCTTCAAGGGAAACTGTTAGGTCTAGGGTCCCAGTGACTGCTGAAACGTTGTAGTTAAACCCCACTCTATGGGCTTGGGAAGCATCGATTGCGTTTGAGGTGATAGTCCCAAGTGCTGTAGTGAGGGTGTTGTTAAAGGCGCCGTTCATCGTTATGGGGTGAATCATATTGAAGGGAGATTCTTCGACTCGGCGGCCATGGCGGAGATCAGTGAATACAGGGAATGCTGGAGGAAGATCTGGGGTTATGGTTAGGAAATTGGAAATACCAGTGGCGACAATTTCTGCAATCTCTGCATCAGTTAAGGAACGACTAAACATGAAGGCTTCATTAATAGCCCCGTTCATAGTTTGTGATCCAGTATCATTAGCAGCACCAACAATAAAATTTCCTGGAAGCGTTCTAACATCTGCTGGATTGTGCGTAGTTGTTTGTTTTACTCCTGATCGCCAATATGAATATTCATCATCCACCCCACCATTCCACCTTGAGATGAGGTATTCATATACTCCAGTTACATGAACAGCATCTGTAATGATGCTGAAGTTTGTAGTTACACTATCTACAAGAACCGCTACACCAAGAGAACTACCACCTACTCTTTGATTATGAACACCCCCTAAGGCTAGAACTCGATCATTTACCGATAGTACATCAAAATTGACTAATGCTCCCATTGTATATGCAGTACAACCTGCCTCCCCAGGCCATACACTAGGAATGCTAGTAGAGGTAACTGTTAAAGCCATAGGGCCTACACTATCAATAAATCTAGCACTAAATGGTTGAAATGCACCTGCCGCTGTTGCAGTTATCCGTCGAACATCATTACCAGCAGTATCAAGAAGATCTAATGAAGTATCTCCAGTACCATTAGTTCTACTAGTTCCTGAAGCTTCTTGCATCAGCCAATAGGCAAGCAATCCATCACTAGCAGCCACAGGACCTCCTAATGGAGCAGAGCCGCCACCTCTGCCCCCTGGAGATACAACCGAAATTTCTTTCATTCATTCGCATCTACTAAGATTCTTCTTCACCCACAGGTTCGCGAGAAGAACTTATATCTCCAACAGCTCCAGCCCCAGTAATGTAAACATACATAGGACGTTCGTTTCTAAGAATATCCACGATCCCATGCATTTCTTCCCAAGACTTTGGAGAAACAAGACGAGCACCATTCGCCGTGTAAAGGTAAATGGTGCCTCGAAAGGGCGTTCCAAAGTTTAAAGAGTTTAGAGAATATGTATTAATCAGTTCCCACATACAAGGTACCTTTCAGGTTATCGAATCTCTTTAACATCCGCTCTAGGGCGCCTCTGCTGCGCTTGAGTCTTAGGGGCTTTCGGAGTAATCTTGAATCGCCGTGTTACACCGTCTTCAGTGATAGTAAACACTCTGGGCTCAGTCCGACCCAGCACGAGAGCACGCTTCTGCACACTCTCGGCTGCAGCCTGGACTGAACGCTTGGTTGCGTTCGAGGGCATGGTTAGCCCTTGATCTTCGTCTTATTCACACCCTTGTCAATGACCCTTGAGTCCTTCTGGGTCTTGATCTTCGGGAGTGGAGCTTCGGTCAGACCACCAGTTCCGGTCTTCCGCTTCATAGGTCCCTGACTCAATTTTTAGCCTTTCGGTGGCACAGCCTTAACAGCTCTGCCTCTGGAGTTCTTGGTTTTAGCTTGCGTCGGATCAGAGGCATCAATCAACATGTCCTGCCAACGCATATTCGTAAGAGATCCTTCATCAACAATCGAGGGAGCCTCGAAGTTGCCTCCCCGTTTGGGGAGGCCCTTCCAAGCGACCTGATCATTGGCCGGTGAAATACTCTTTCGAGGCTCACTCATTAGGTATTCAGTGCCAGTGCGTGAATACCCCACGCACGACCGTTACCAGTCGGGTTCAGGCATTCCAAGGTAACCTCCCCAAGGACCATGCCGCGAACAGCATCTCCAATGGGAGCCAAAGGAATGTGTTTGATTGGCCTCAAGACCGCAACCCTATTAAGAGCACGCTCCAGAGCGTAAATTGAACCAATCAACGAGGTGCTTGACACGTTCGTATTAGCTCCACGAGTCACCCAGCGCGAGAGGGTTAGCTCAATGGGACCAAACTCTGAGTCATAGAAATCAACCGGAGCGACAAGCTTTTTGTCCGCAAGGTCAATATTCCTTCGCACGTTCGAGCTAACAGAGAACTGACCGATGTCCCGCTTAGCAGCTGAGTGGAGGTAGATCACATCCGGGTTTGCACCGTTGTGATACATGAACTCCAGCATACCATTCAGGCGCTGATCAGTAAGAGCCGTGGCACATGCAGTAACCGAAGCACCAATCGTCACACCCTCACCCCACGAACGAACGCTTCGGGCGAGGACGCTATTGGCGATAAAGTCATCGAGGCGCTTCATCCGTCGAGCTGCAGCAGTCGAACCGGTGGCACACGCGCCAGAAGCGGCGAAGAAGGTTTTCTCCATATTCCTATGGAGTTCCCGACCAGCCTTGAACACTTGGTACTTGTACTCATCATCCACACCCGCCGGATTAACTGCCCGCTGAGTGTTTGACACAACCACCGTCCGGCGGAAGATCTGAAGGTTATTCGAGAGTCGAGCACGAGCAGTGTTAGCTGAGGTCACAAAATCTGCACCTTCAGCAACAGCCGCTGTGGACGTAGCAGCTAGCGTATCAGTCAGCCAGCTGTGAACCGCATGGTTCGCCTCGGTCCGCGGTGCGGTAGCGAGGAAGGGAGTGTCGCTAGGAGAGATAAGGGAGATCTGATCAAGCACATCTTCCCGGTTACCACTTCCAACGGCAAACCCGATTGAATAGGTGGAGGTCTTTGCCATTAACTACTGGGCCTTTCGGCGACCATTCTCATCCCAAACCTCAAGACCATACGACGTATCAACTGCGAGCTGTCGGATGTCTCGGGTTTGTTCGTAGTTCTGTAGAGCCGCCTGGGTTTTCTCAGCCCGCTCAGAGCGAGCCTTGATCGCAGAATTATCAGTTGGCAATCCACGTTCACCAGAACCCTGGGTGGAGGCTATGCCTGCATCCAAGCGGCTCTGAACCCTTTGATCCGTAACCCCAGCATGAATACCTTCAGCTTTCAACTGACTCTGCCGGAGCTGGATGGCCGCATCTGCGATCATCCTCGCTGAGTTAACATCGACTGCCGCGATATTGTTGAAGCTCTGAGTGAACTCTTGATCTTCAGCCATAATCTGATTAAGAACGGCAGTGTCCTCTGCGGACCTACCTGCAAGCGCCTGTTGCGCGCTCAGCATGGGGGATAGAAGGTCTCGGGTCGTCCCCGCAGCCGCTGTTCTTCCACCCATCTGACCGGCCTCATACGCTGCCTTAATCAGTTTCTGATCTGCTTCATCATGCCCTTCGAGAAGGGGGTCCAGAGGATCTGGAGTGTTTTGAGCGACCTCAGCCTCAAGCCGAAGTCTTTCCCTTTCTCGATAGCCATTGAGTTCCTGGAGCCCTAGTTCACGGGCTTTATTAGCTTCGTGATAGCCTTGCTCCAACGCATCAGGACTTCGATATTTACCCGCGTACACTCTCTCAGGTACAGGTGCAGGTTCTGCGGGTGCCCCTTCCGGGGCCGCATCGTCTGAAACTGGCTGATCGAGATGGGGTTCCTGCGTGTTATCCAGGTTGTCTGGCATTGATCTCTCCAAAATAAACTCGGGTTGGCCGAGTGGTTAAAACTAGTTTATCAGATTCCTACTCACCTGTGTAGCCCTCAGGGGGCAACTCAAATCTATTTGATCGTCCTTGTTCAAGGAGGGATTCCCCAGCTTCACGCTCTTGATCTTGCGTGCGAACTCGCTCAGCTTCATGGGCATACTCCATATCAAACTCTCGAACCTTACTAAGAAGGGCTGTTCTTACCCACTCTAAGGTAGCCACTCTGTTCCCAAGGGCAATGACTCGGAGGGGCTCAGGCTTATCAATACATGTCGCGGCTACGAGTTCATTAGCCTTGATGAGCTTCTCGCGCTCTAGGAAAGGGAGGATCGTGTCTACCCAAGCTGGAGAGGTTAGGGCTTGACGGATCTTATCAATCTCCCCCCGCCGAGCCTCTAGCTGCTCAAAAGGGTCTTGCTCAGTCATCTTCTTTCCTTATCGCTCTTGCATTTGGATCAACCTCTTCAGAGGGTATTTCCGTCCATACCGCATATCGTTTAATGCAGTCCCATTCAGGAAAATAAGTTCGTAGGCACCCTTCGCGGCATTTTCTAATCTCGCGACCAGAGTCGGTTCGGCCCAAATGATCAGATTTCGGATGTTCACAACTCATTCTACCTCCTTGCACAAATTCATAGGGTTCGGCCCAACGATAGTGATAATCACCGTGCATCTAATTCTCCTATAGGGATGCGTTGATACCATCAAGGCCTGCTATTGGGGAAAGGGTGTTAGCATCTCCAGCCTGTGCAGGGGAGTTAACCTGACTTCCAGCGCCAGGCCCTGAATTACCAAATGCCCCCATCTCAGAGAGCTGAGCCATAGCCTGCTGCTGCTGAGGCGGGATTTCCATGAACTCATCAACGTTAGCAACATCGAAGAGCTGGAAGGTCTCCCTGAGGAATGCGACCTGGTTAACGAGTCCAGCAGCAAGAGGATTAGAATTCACCATCTGCATAAGGAGCGACCAATTCTGCTGCTTGATCGCCCGGGGGATGGCATTAGTAGTTCCAAGGGCTACGACGTCATAATCGAGGTGGAGATCATCCTGAGAGACCCTCTGCATCTCAGTGGGGAGCAGTTCTCCATTTGTGTTATTGATCATGGATTTCCCCATCATCCGAACTTCCTTTGGAGTCTCAAGGAACTGACGATTCAACTGGATAAATTCACGAACTAAAGGTTCAAGAACAGTCTCTTCCAAGATGCGAGATTCCAAAAGCAGCCTCACTGAGACATTCTCCTGCCTCCCCACGAACTCCCTAGCTGTCTGCCTACTGCCACCGCCGAGTCCTTGCACCGTATCATCTGTGATCGCTGAAGCTCGCTGGATCATCTGATTCAAGGAATCAACTTCAGTGTAGATGTTCTGCATCCCCCGGAGGTCTGGGGAGATGGCTTCCATCGCCTCGCGCATGGGGCCCCGACCGAAGAACAACCGCCCCGGGCGCATCGTCATATTCCGGGTCTCTACCTCAGCATCTCTATTAACATAGAACGCTGGGTCGGCGAATAGCTCCAGGACATCAAGCTTCTGGGAGGCGAGTCTTGAGGCAGCCCACTGAAGTTTTTGGATCATCTCCATCTTGCCGGGGGAAAAGAAGAAATGGGGGTCGGGGAGAGCGCGGTAGGCTATGAAAGGCTTGCGACCTGACCAATAGGGGTTCGGGCGATTCCTCAGAACCACTTGGCCATTCGCTATAGAGATAACTCTATTGATGGGGTTTGCATCATTATCTTGAGTCTTCGGGGCGAACTCCCTTGGGACAGTCCCCCACATCTCTATAATCTCTACAGGTCGTGAGAACCTCTCTTGTTTCCCTGTGTTCTGGATCTCATTCCCATGCCTAAATTCCCTCGCCTCAGCAGAGGCCATCTCTCTACCCTGACGTCTCATCTCCCCAAGCATTTTGACTCGGCGGGCGGCAGATCGATCAAAGATCCCGTCTTGCCCATCCTCGCCAGCTTCAGCGAGCATCAAGACTTCATCTAGCTCCAATGTATAACGAACGCAGACCCACTGCATCTCTTCGATTTGAGTGACGTTGGGCTGGGGGAAGAAGTCGAGGGGATCCCAGGTACGAAGGTCGGGGCCATCAAAAGTGACTCGGCGCTCGGTAGCCAGGCTTTCAAGAAGGCGGCCCGTGATGGGTCCAGGGGTTTGCAGGCGACGAAGTAACTCTTGCTCCTCAAATCGCCAGCCCCACTGCAGGAGAGCGGTTCCATAAATATCTCCCATCGTGATGAGATCGATGAACTTCCTATAGCTCTCTGTGTCTTTTAGTTGAGCATTGAGGAGAGTTTTATTCTTCCTCGCAATGGCCGCATCTTCCTGGCCATATCCAATGGTATTGATAACTTCAGGGGAATTGAAGGTTGTGTTCATCTTCCGTGAGACATCAGCCCAAACCATCGAATACCCAAATGGCAAGGCAATGTTGTTTCTATGAGCCTGGAACGACCCACGATGCCACATCCTGTAGCCATTGTAGAGTTGCGTAAACTTGAGGTGAGTGGTCGAAAAAGCGTCCCGACTGTGCTGCTGCCGGGAAGAAACTAATTCAACTATCTGTTCCTCACTCGGGGTTCCCTTCGGGAAGGCTCCCAGTGACCTGTCCGACATTTACACGTCCATCTTTATTGGGGACCAATTTCGTAAGGAGAGCATGACAGTAGACAATAAGCTCCGGGGTCGGTTCCTTAGTCTCCACAGCGACGGCGAAGGCGGCAGTGATGCTGTTGGGGTAGAGGGCGCGCCAGGGGTGTGATACCCAATCACCCGATTGCTCCTCGGGTTTTTCTGGAACGAATGCGTAATATGAGAATGAATTTTCATTCCAGTAGGAGCCAGTCTTTTTGGTGAAGGGGTTATAGACATGAGTAGGGTCTTGCCAAGCACCCCGTCCATCTGTGGAGGGGACCAGGATCTCCGCCTGCCCGCCCTTCTTCAAGACCCTGTGGATCTCGTTCATAGTGTCGATAGGCGATTGGAGATGCTCGATCAAGTCATAGGCGACTACCCTATCAAATTCTCCATCCGCCCAGGGCCAGGGTATTTGATTAAGATCCACAACCTGATCAACCCCTGGATAATCCTCGCAATCGACATTGACAATTTCAATCTGTCTGGAGGCCCCTTCAGCTGCCCTTTGATTGCACCCGAGGTTAAGGACCCTGAGCCTGGCGTTCTTCTTCTTTTTAGAGAGCTTCTGCAGCTCAGTCGTAGTCACTGAAAATCTCCTCCTTGGTAATCTCCCTACCGTCCGGTAACACTACACACCCGTTGAGTATGGCATAATATATGTCCCTTAGCAACTCAACGTCACTTAAGCAATAGGAAAACAACTTCCCATAATGACCTCGCCGAGCCATCTCGGGGGCCATCAAAGCATCCTCAGTCTTCCCCCTCCCCAAGGTCGCCTCTCCAATATCATTGAGTTTCCAGTTCTTCCCCGTGACCTTACGGAGCATTTGCATGAGGTCACAATGTTCCTTTAACTCAAGATCTCTCTTAAGGTGCTTTTGGATGATAGGGACATCGAATCTCCTCCCATTCCATGAAACGACTCTATCGGAATGTTCTAATGACTCGGCGGCCCCCAGGATGGAATGATCGTCAAAAATTCCAACTCGCTCATCTGGGCGGAATGGAAAAGAGTCTTTGTAAGGCTCCTCACTTTCGATCGCTATGAGAGCACTTATCCCCCCACCCCCGTCATGAATAAACTCAGGCCACCCATTATCATAGTCCGCCGCTAGAGCGCGGGTTTCTAAATCAAAAAATGTAGTTTTCATATTCCTCCTAACCTCTTCCAATGCTTCGCCCCCACCTTCATGAGGGCACTCGCTCCACATGTCCCGCACCGAATCTCACTAAGTGGTACCTCCCCTGAATACGCTTCCCCAGCTAAGCTATGACATTCTCTACAAAAAAGCATTCCATAGAACCAACATCCATCAACCCCAGTGTCCTCAAAGTGACTCAAATCTTCCATGACATTCGCGAAGATCGCTGCCATCACTGAGTCATATGATCCTGTCGCACTCGACATCACCAATGTTCCTCAGGTTCCATTTCATCGAGGGGGACATGTGCGTCATAGGCTCTCCGAGCATCTGTGTTACTGAAGTTGGATTTAAGAACATCATCAAATGGGAGCCTTATGGGAGCTGGTTGATGGGACTTTGCATTAAGCAAAGCTGGTCGATATATATCTTCATGGAAAACATCCGCGGCTGCATCGGCCATATCATCATGTTGGGAAATACCAATTCTCGACATCTGCGCCATGAGCTTCTTCCGATGGGGCATCCCTCTAAATATCCTTACCCTATCCGCTGCCCACATGGATGCAGCCTCCGCGATTCTCGTGGCCTTCCTCTTCCCAGCTCTGTTGATGGGAATGAACCTGGGCATGTAGAACCCAGCCTCCCTGCAGAGTCCTTCGAGGTGTGCCCTCCAGGCGATATTCCCCTTCCCCCCAATCACCGCATCATCCGTGATGGCTATGATCCTCGTTCGCTTCATCCGCTTCCACTTCCTAAGCATTGTGGTGAAAGCAGCGTTAAATGCGTCGATGGTCCAATCTTTGGAGACATCAGCGTCCACATACCAGACCTCACCTGTGGTGGGGTGGTGAGCAGCGACGAGGATTACGTTGTCATCCCCCTGGCCAATCTTCTCAGGATCTTTAATCGCAGTGTCTAGGTGGATGGATACAGGGATCCCTCGTGGGTAATCATCTACGATCATCTCCCTCACGTCATCGCCTGAAAGAATCTGCTGTCTACCTGAGCCTGGACGTAACAAGAGCTGCGAAGCGAAGAAGCTTGGGTCTGTGTCTTGGAAAGCCTCCACAGCATCCTTCGTCCAGATAGAAGCTAAGGTTGCATCTCCCTCAGCATCCAACGCGGGGATGTGGTATAAGCTCCACCTCCCTGTGTCCCTGAGGAAATCTTCATACTCTTGGGGCAGGGGGAAGCCATCTACAGAAATAACCCCATGATCCCGCATCTGCGTTGTGATGACGTCATCATCCCGATATGGAGTCCCTACGATGATGAAAAGAGAATCGTTTAGAAGAACAGGGAACATGGAAGTGACGTGGGCTTTCGCAATCTTCACCCAGCTCCCTGATTCCCTGAGCTTTTCTGGGGATATGGGATCGTCCAGGATAACCATCTCCGGGTGCCGACCCACAACCCCCGTCTCAACGGAACAACACTCGATGGAAGCTTCCTTCCGATGGCCCATCCGTGCTCTGTGCGTAAAATTCTTACGGGTCCAAATTCCCCCGTCGTGATCTGCCCATCGTCCATAGAACCAGGCGAACCAGCAATGGTCATCTTTATTCCCCCACCAACCCTGGCGAATGACATCTGCAACTTTCTCACTGAAGTCTTGAGTTACTGAGCTAAGGACTGAGGCGAGTTCAGGGTTTCTTAAATGGATCCATGTCTGCGCTCCCTGAGTGACGATGAGGGTTTTCATGAACCCTCTCATACAATCAATTAAGACATAATGTCTCTTGGAGGGTCCATTCTTTCTGGTCGATTCCCAATCCAGGATTCTAGTTTGGAGCCAATCGCAGAAATCATCATGCGCTTGAGACCACTTCAAGCCATCCCCACTCCTACCTTCAGGATTCCTAACCACTCCCACACAGTGCTTCATGAAGTATTTGAAGCTGTGGTATGAGGCATCTGCTAGGATCTGCCTCTCTTCCTCTAGGGGCCAATCATTCATGCTAAGAACTCGGGGGCACGGGCGAGAGGGGAATGTGGGATTGACTCTGCGGGCACCAATGGTTGGAGAGGGAGCTTCTTCTTCTTCTTTCTAGCTGGAGGAGTGAAAGGGGCTAGCTTGACGATCTTCTTAACGAGAGATCTTGGGATCCTCGATGGCCCGGCTGCGGTGATGGGACCATTCCTGTGGGGATCGAGGGTTAGGACT